TTCGCGATTTGTTTCAAATTCGTATTCGCACCTATCGCAATAACCCAATTCTTCACTTGCTTGTCTTGGCATGTTGAGTCTCCTTTATGAGATTCTGTTTCGGTTGTTGTATGACTCTGCTGATTCTTCTATGTTTTCTATTTCCGAATGAACCAATAACAATATGTCGTTAATTTTTTCGGATTGATTAGACCAATGACCATTACGATAAATAATTGCCATGATGTGGCGCAATAATTGTTCTTTATTCATATTTTTTTTCTTTGTTAGGTTGGCTTGCGCCCCGCGAAGCGGGGGGCGCAAGACGACCGACATTTGGTTCTACAACAGAAAGGGATTTGAATTTTCCAAATGTTTCGACTTCAATTAAACCTTCATCAGACAAAACATAACGCTTATTGTCTTTGTCAACATAGTGCCACGCCAAATTTTTGGCATCACGCACATCAACATTAGTAATAGTGTTTGAAGCTTTTATTAAAGCGTCGTAGAAATTATTTGCTTCTGTTTCGCATTGAACTAACAAACGAATGTTATATTTCATGTTTTTTCCTTTTTTGTTGAAAATGCCACACCCGAACGGTTGATTGCGACACCCGAACAGATTTAAGCGGTCAGTTGTAGTGACGATTGAGTTTTGAGGCTCTGGTGTTGGTGTTGGTGTTGGTGTTGTCGCCGTCGCGGTAGCGAACATAGGCGACGGAATTTCAAAACGCGCGTTCCGCGTTTTGCTTCCTAGTAATGCGTTAAGAAACCGAGAGTCCTGTGGACTCTCGGTTTCGATAACGCTTATGCTGAGTGAATTACTCAGACTTGCTTACCGTCAACGCTGTCAACGGCTTGAAGGCTGGTTGAGTAATAACCAAGTTACCGCCAAGCATTAACTGCTGTTTCGGTTGAGTCAATTCGTACTCAATACCGTCCTTGACATAGGAAGTTACAGGTGAACCCATAGCAACCACTTCGTCAATTTCAAGAGTAACTCCAGCACGAATGTTGTGTGTAGTTACAAGTTCGTTAGGCAACCAAGCCCAAGGACGGATTCCGTCAACTGCCGTAAAAGATACAGCAGTTGATTTAGGACCAGAGTTGCTAACTCCAGCCACGATTAATGTTGTACTCATTATTGTTTCCTTTCGGTTGTGTTTATATTGTTTACTTCTGAGAAGCGATTTCTTTGCCCCGCGCAACGCGGGGGGCAAGAAACTCGCTAATGGTTCTCTCCACAGACACACTCAAAGTTGCGAGCAACCCAGAGAAATGTCTCATCACATAGCACTTCTGATGGCGATATTGGAAACACATCGCCAACTTTTGCGTCTGAATAATCTGGTTCAACAGACATATTCAGCATTGCTCTGAGTTCGTCAGGCTCATCAGCAGGATTTGAATTGATAAGCAAGTCATCAACTTGCTCAACAATGCCAGAGTCATCAAGAGAGCGTTGTCGCCGTACAGCGTCACGCTCAAACTGGTCTGGCAACTTGATGTTGATTCGCTTAATGTTCTTAAGGTCTAACTTCATAACAACCTTTCTGATAGAGAGTGAACGGTGCGCGCCATCGGGGCGCACCGTTCACGGGTTTGTTTTTTACAAAGACTCCGTAAAGTCTTCTTGACTCTGAATGAACTCAAGGGCATTGTGTGCGCCATGCTCATCAGCGAGCGACCATAGTGCTTGAGCCGTGAAACGGTCAAGAACACGGTAAGCCCAGTCACCGTAAGACAACTCAATCAGTTCAATCAAGTTTTGATATGGGTCTGCCGTTGTTACTTCTTGATATTCTTCAACTTCTTCATACGCTTGGATGTCGCCAAACATATGAATACCTAACATCGTGTCACTATCCATTACCTTCTCCTTGTGTCTCAGGAAGGGGCTTATCCCCTTCGCTCCAGCGAGGGGTAAGACCCATCTTGTACACACACACACCACCTACCACCACATACCCCAGCCACGCAGGAAGGTAGACCCACAGCCAAGGTGGACGCACGGGTGGGGGGAAGTGTCAGGTGTTGTTCATGTTGTGAACAGGTGTTGGAAACAGGTTCTTACACAGGAAACTGGTCGCAGTCGCAGGACCAGAGGGGGGACACAGGGGGGGTGGGCACGGGTTCAGCAAATGGATGGCATCAGCCCGTAGCCATCTAACTCATTTTTTACAAACAGGGGGTACCCATCAACTCAAAAGGGTACCTTATTAAAAAATTACACCGTTTCGGTTTTTATTTCCTTGCGTTTAACTTGGGCAACACAATTTTTGCTGCACAAAAGAATACCTTTATATTCGCGAATGATGGCTCTTTTGGTTTTTTTGCCACATTCTGGGCATACGTGGTTCGAGTCTGGGGTCAAGCCAACATAGAGTGTTGGCTTGCCGTAGTCTTCTTTGGGTGCTACGGGTGTGCTGGTGCTACGCTTGGCCGGTTTCTTGCCGGCCATTAGCGGTAACTCCTGGTTTTTTTGGCAATCTTTTTTGGTTGGGCAACAAACTGTTTACCAGCTTTGTTGCCCTTGGCTTTGGCTGTGTTGGTGGCACGTTTTTCTGCTGGGGTTAGCGCATTCCATGCGGCGTCAGGTAAATAACGCTTGCGTCCCCTTGATGGTTTGCCATCTGATGTTCGCCATTTCTGTCCTGTCCAACTTTTTAGCGATTGTTGCGATTTAGCTAACGCCATTAGTTTTTGTATCCGCCGCCAGCTTTTTTATATTGCGATGCAAGAAGTTGTGCCTTTCGAGCCGACCATTCACCAGGGTCGCCACCCTTTGTGCCTGCTTTAATTTTCTTGAACAAAGATTTGCGCATACCTGGCTTTGTGTAGTTGCCAGCTTGGTTTACTTTTGATTTGGTTTTTTTGGCTGCCACTAGCAGTTCCATTTCTTGAGCGCTAAGGCTTTACGGGTTGGCTTGCCGTTTGGTTTTTTCATTGGGCCTGGCATGCCACCCATTCGTGCGCAAAACGATTTGCGCCGCTTGGCAGCTTTCGAGCCTGGCTTTAATTTGCTTGGCTTTGTTGTGACTGCCATTGACAACTTTGAACCAGGGTTCTGGGCACGATAAGAAGCTATACCTTTGCGGTTTAGCCCACCCTTTGGGTCCTTGCCTTCTTTGCGTTGCCATGCGGCAGTCTTGGCCATTATCTACCGTGTTTGTTTAGACCGCCACCTGTTAGGCGACCGTATCTTGAGCCTTGTCCTCCACCACCAGAACTTGGTCCTGTGCGTGGTGGTGCTGCCATTCCTTTTGGTTGAGTTCCCTTTGGTTGTGCACGACCACCAGCTTTGGCGTTGCGTATTTTTTCTACTTTACCTGTGCCTTCACCAGCACTTTTTTTAGGTTTGTTAAATTCGTACGTTTTTTCATATTTAGCTTTTACTTTGTCTTTATAAGCTGCCAGCTTTAGGTCACGATATCCGTCTTTTAGGTACTGGTTACGCATTCTCTCATTTCGCACATCTTCTGCACGGCTTGCTTTTAGTTCTGACGGGCTTACATAGTCTCCGCCAACTTTTGGTTTTCTGTTTGACTTAGGTTTCTTGGCAGCCATTACTTGTACTCTTTAACCATTGCCTTCGGGTTCTTAACCTTAGAGCTTTTGCCTTTAACCTTCGGTGGGTAAGTTGATGTGCTTGTTCCCGACTTCGGCGTTGCCGAAGCGTGGCTATCAAGCTGACGGTAGTTGTATGGCATTACTTGCTCCTTTTTTTTGCTGCTTTAGAACCAGCACCCTTATATCTTCCTATGTAGGAAGTGTAAGGAACGTCTGGTAAAAATTTAAGTTTAATCTTGCCCGTTTTTGTAATCTGGTCTTGTTTGTAACCTTTTACTGGTTTGCGACGAGCCTTGTCCGTTTTGGCTTTAGCAATCTGCTGCCGTGTTGGATATTCCCTAACCGTGTAAGAACTAATTGGACCTGGTTTGCTAGCGTCGCCTTGACCGTTATCTAACTGTCGGTATTTTTTTGGCATAGTGCTCCTTAAACCTTGACTTGTGTACGCCTTAATCGCAACGCTTAGGGCGTTGCGATTAACAGCTAGTTGGGGAAACCGGGTTTTTCCGTTTCCCCCCCTATAGTCCCCCCCAAGCGTTACATGCGTAACGAAGTGCGTACACATTGATGGCAAACTCCGAAGAAATGACCTTGACGGTCGCACAACAAAACTATTTGGATTGGTTGTGCACCGCTCCATCAGAGCGAGTGCCAGCCTCCAAAGCCAAGTACGCCATTGAGTACGGCGTAGATGAAACAACGCTACGGCGCTGGCAGAAAAAGGAAGTCTTCCTCAACGAGTGGAAAAAGCGTGTGGACGACATTCAGGGTTCACCAGAACGCACACAAAAGCTTCTGGACACACTTTACAACAAAGCCCTAGAGGGTGACACCAAGTCAGCCCAACTTTACCTACAGGCCACTAACCGTATGTTGCCGCCTACGGTAACGGTTCAATCTAATAAGAAAGCAACGGAGTTGTCCGACTCTGAGCTCGATGAACTTATTGGGCAGATTGCTGCCCATGAGAAGTCGCGACGTAACTTCAAGGTGGTTTAATGACTACAACCAATGATGCAATGTATGTTGCGCTAAAAGCGCAATACCCAACGCTGTCTACGTTGGGTGACATGATGTACGCCTTTGCTCAAGATAACGGCTACAACTTTCGTGACACTCTTGGTTACGAGTTTTATGCCGCTACTGGTGCCGTTGGCACCACTCGCGGTGACTTGGCTAACTCGTATTGGAATGACCCAGATTTTTTTTTTAACAATTTAGAATTAGAAAATGGTAACGATTTGTTGTTAGAAGATGGAAGTTTCGTTTTGATGGAGGCTGGCAATGGCTGATAAAAAGATAAGTGCTTTAACGGCGCTGGTTGGTGCCGATGTTGCTGACACCGATGTTTTTGCTGTTGTTGATGTGTCGGCTACGGAAACAAAAAAGATTACTGCCGAGGAGTTGGCTGTTGCTATTGCTGAACAGGGTTTAAATGCTGGTGGTGCTAGCCGTGTTCATATTCATGGCATCTTTTTGCCTGCTACCCATGACATTGAGTTTGAGGGTACTACGAATAATAATTTTGAAACCATTTTGACGGTTGCTGACCCAACCGAGGACCGTACTCTTACTTTGCCTAATGAGACTGGTACTTTGGCTACTCAGGCGTATGTTGATACTGCTACGGCTAGTGCAACGGTTGATTTTGCTGATGCTGATAATGTTTTATGTAACGCAGTATTTAACTAGGGAACGATTTAACCACTTATTAGGAGATAACAATGGCAACATTCACAAAAATTCCACTTAGCGGTTCAACTGATGGTCGTGGCATCCACATCAACGATGACGCAACCGCAGGTAAAACCGTTCACACAGGTTCGGCTACAGCGACAACGATTGATGAGATTTGGTTGTATGCAACGAACTATGATACAACTGCCCGCAAATTGACGATTGAGTGGGGTGGCGCAACTGCTGGTGGAGACATCATTGAGTTTACCGTTCCTGCTGAGTCAGGTTTGTATCTGATAGTTCCAGGTCTTATTATTAAGGGTAACGCTACTCCGTTGGTTGTTGCTGCGTTTGCTGCTACGACTAGCGCTATTAACATTTTTGGTTACGTAAATCGAATTACTGCGTAGGGTTTAGCGATGTCTAGATATGGTCAGCGCACACTTGTTGGTGACAATCGTGCAATAACAGGTCTCGGTAAAGCACCTGCGGCTGCTGGAACGCCTATAATTGATTTCCTTGTTCAAGCAGGCGGTGGTGCAGGCGGTGGCGGTATTGCTGGTGGTGGCGGTGCTGGTGGTTTGCGTAGTTCTGTTTCTGCTACGGGTGGTGGTGCAACATATTTAGAACCTGCTCTTTCATTAATCACGGGTAGAAGTTATGCGGTGGTTGTCGGTGCTGGCGGTGCTGGTGGTAGTGGCACTTATCCAAATATTACAAAAGGGTCTAACGGCGGTAACTCATCTTTTGATGTATATACATCAACTGGTGGCGGTGCTGGCGGTTCATACACCATTGAGGTGGCTGGTAGTGGTGGCGGTTGTGGTGGTGGTGGTGCGTATGGTGCTACTTCTGGTTCAGGAACTACTAGTCAGGGTTTTGCTGGTGGTGGTGGTAGCACGGGTGGTCGTGGTGGTGGCGGAACTTCCGCAGTAGGTGGCAACGCTGGTTCGCCATCAAGTGCTGGCGGTAATGGTGGTGCTGGGGCAAGCAACGATATTACTGGTTCATCTGTGTCGTATGGCGGTGGCGGTGGCGGTGGCGGATATAATGCAGCATCGGGAACTGGTGGTGCTGGTGGCGGTGGTGCTGGTGGCGCATCAGCCGGAACGGCAGGCACAGCAGGCACAGCAAATACAGGTGGCGGTGGTGGCGGTGGCAGAGGCACGGGTGGTAGTTATACAACAGCAGCGGGTGGAAGCGGTGTCGTGATTGTGCGCTATCCATCGACATACACAATCACTATTGGTGCTGGACTTACAGGTTCAACGGCTACATCGGGAAGTAATAAAGTTACGACCATTACTGCTGGTTCAGGCAATTTAAGTTGGGCGTAGTGAGACAATTTATTGCTCTTAGTGGTTTGCCACGCTCAGGTTCAACTTTGTTGTCGGCTATCTTGCATCAGAACCCTGACATTTATGCTGAAGGTAATTCGGCTGTGTGTCAGTTGATGTGGGATATGCAACAGTCCTGTGAAACAACATCAAAAGAACAGTTAGATGCAAACTATCGTTATGACACGGCGTATCAACTCGTTAAAGCAATTCCCGATATTTATTATCGAAATACGACACGACCAATCGTGGTTGATAAATGCCGTTCGTGGACTTTGTCACCTAACCAAGATTTGTTACGCCGATATGTTACTGATACACCAAAAACAATCGTTCTAACTAGACCAACAGATGAAATTCTCAATTCATTTGAGTCACTTCACAAATTGAACAATAAACCTTTTGATGCAAACGAATATCTACGAGAGGACAGCGAACCTTTGATGCGTTCTTTGCGTGGTGTTGAATGGGCGAAACAAGTTAATCAAGGCGAGTTTTTGTTTATTGATTACGCAGAACTGGTTGCCGACACAAACGAAGTGCTGGACAAGATTTATTCTTTCATTGATGCAAAAAGATTTGAACACGACCTAGAGAATATAGAAAATACTTTGCCTGAAAACGATGCGGTGTATGGTTTGTTGGGTATGCACGATGTTCGTAAAACAATTAAATTAAGAACAGAGGTCATCTAATGGCGCACTATGCACTTATCAATTCTGACAATGTTGTAGTTCAAGTTATTACGGGTGTTGATGAAACGGTTACACAACTTGATAACGGTGTAGAGGTTGGTGGTTCTACTGAAGCGTGGGAACAGTTCTACGAGAATCAACCGTGGCACTCAGGCTTGACCTGTAAACGCACTTCATATAACGGAAACATTCGTGGCACATACGCTGGCATCGGTTTCACCTATGACCCTGACGCTGATGAGTTTGTAAAACCCGAACTTGCGTAATTGTGATTACAAAATTAATTTTGTTTTATTGCTGTAATTAAACAATGCTTCATTACAAACCTAACGAAACCCATTCAATTACTTATCCGTATTGTTATGAACACGAGTTATTTAACCGTCAAGAACTAAAAAAAATAATTACTTACTGTGATTTGTTGCCAAAAGAAATAGGAGAAATAGGTAATGGTTTGCAACTTTCTAAAAGAAAAGATGTTCGCAAATCCAATATTGCTTGGGTTGAGTACAATAATGAATGTAAATGGTTTTACGACAAATTGGCATCTGCGATTGACACATTAAATCAAAACTTTTATAAGTTTGATTTAGTTGGTTTTCACAATTATCAGTTTACGGAATACAAAGCAAAAGATAAAGGCAAATATGATTGGCATATGGATACTATGTTAAGCAATAATGCCGAGCCATTAACTCGAAAATTGTCGGTTACTTTATTATTGAATGACAATTTTGATGGCGGTCAATTTGAGTTTTTTGATTTAGAAAAAGAACATCAACCAAAGATGACGGCTGGAACTTTAATTGTTTTTCCGTCTTTTATGGTTCATAGAGTTACCGAAATAACCAAAGGTGTTCGCAATTCGTTGGTGTGTTGGTGTGTTGGTCCAAAATTTAAATGATGTGGGTCGCAATCTAACTAGGTGGCTTATTCCGCTACCAGCAATCCTGTTCGCAGTATTCCCAAACCAAGCGAACGCTGAACCAACACCAGGGTTAGCAACCACCTACTACACAATCGACGAAATACCACCCGTTCAGTCCACCACCGAATACCCTGTCTGCGGTACAGAAACAGAGAACAACATCAACCGAAACTACGACGGCGAACTATTCGAGGACTGCACAGGCGACTTGTTCATGGTCCACATGACCGGCTACATAGATATCCCTGAGCATCAGACAATCGAGTTCATGCTCGCACACGATGACGGCGGCGAGATAACTATTGACGGCAACACATTCGGTGTTTGGAATGACCAAGGTTGTTCGTGGAGTATGTCAGATGAACTAGAACTAGATGCAGGTAGCCAGCCTTTAGAATTGTGGATGTACGAGAACGGCGGGGTTGCCTGTCTAATGCTCGCCTGGAAGATTGATGATGAAGGCTGGGCGATAGTCCCAGACTCCGCGTTTACTACTAACGGAGTCTCGCAGACAACTTTAACAACAACTTCAACAACCACATCCTCAACGACCACAACAACTTCGACATCTACGACAACCCTTCCCACATCAACGACCACAACCAGCGAACCAGTTCAGACAAGCACAACCACATCAGTTGAAAGTACAACGACAACCACGACCACAACAACTCAACCAGCCCCGACAACAACGCAAGCACCTTACACTCCCCCGCAAACCACCACTACTAATCCCACCATCGAGACTCAACCGATAACCACCATAACCTTACCCGAAACCATAGTTGTCTTACCCGAAACCACAGCACCAGAAACATTTATAACCGAACCAGACGAAGTGATTTTGCCTGACATAACCGAACCGGAAACATTTATAACCTATCCTGACGGTCCTCTTGAAGAACCTGTTGTGCCTGTTGAGACAACCATTCTTGAGACATTTTTTCCCGACTACGAAGTCGGGCCTGTTCTTGATGAAACAGAACAGCCAGAAGACACAATAGAGCTGCCGGAATATATAACAGAAACAACACTATTAGAAGAAACGGATTCATCACCTATTACTCTACCCGAACTTGTAGCAGACGAACAAGTAACAGAAGTATTGGAAGAAGTCATCGAAGATGAACCCGTCACTGACGAACAAGTAGAACAAATCTTAGAAACCCTTACCGAAGCCGCACCTGAACAGATTGTGGAGGCTATTACCCAAGTCTTAGCCGCGGATATCACCTCGGACCAAGCAACGGAAATAGCATCAAGCCCTGAAGTTTTGGCTGCTATTACCGAAACCCAAGCTGAAGAACTCTTTGAACAAATCGTTGTGGACGAATTATCTGAGGAACAGTTGGAGGCGTTTACTGAAGCCATTCAGGAAGCGCCAACAGAAATCAAGCAAGTTTTTGAGAAAACTATTGATATTTTTAGTTCTAAATTTGATGAATATGTGCCAACCGGCTCTAACGTGCCGGTTCGCACCCGTAGAACCCTTGTAGTTATTGGGTCCTTGTTAACGATGTTACCAAGTGTACATATTAAGACAGGTAAATTATGAAGAAACTACTTAACTATCTAGCTGAGAACACTTGGACTTGGGCGGGCACGGGCATGGTATTAATTACCTTGTCTGGACCCACTTTTCGTCAGGCTGTGTTTTTGACAGGTACTGCCGTGGTTCTTCATTCCGTAATAACCCTAAGTCAGAAAGATGAAAAATGAACTCAGCAATTGCAAAAGCCTTAGACCTTGGACAACGACTTGTATCGTTGTTTATTGCCAGCGCATTACCAATCATCACAGGTGGAGCAATCCTCGGTGTTGATGTGATTAAGTCGGCTGGTGTTGCAGGACTTACAGCCTTGTTTGGTGTTGTACAGAAACTTGCCGCAGCGTCAGTTGATGGCGAGCTTACATCAGCAGAAATTAGCGCAGCGTTTGGAACTAAGACCAAGAAGAAGTAATGGAATTATCCGACCTTCTCAACGAGAAGGAATGGAGAAAATGTAAAGGTCCTGAGGACGCAACCTTAGAACAACAGGTTGAAGCATTTGAATATTTCTGTTCCAACTATTGGATGATACGCCACCCTGAACGGGGTCGTATCAAGTTTGAGTTGCGTGATGCGCAACGAGAAACAATTGCCACATGGTTATCCACCCGATACTCGATAGTGCTTAAAGCACGACAGATTGGGTTCTCTACCCTTGCGTCTGCATATTCATTTTGGTTGGCTTTCTTTTGGCCCGACAGATTTATTGTTATGCTTTCGCGCACAGAGCGCGAAGCAGCCAAGTTGTTACAGAAATCAAAGTACGGTTACAAGATGTTGCCGGCATGGATGCGCAAACATGGTCCAGAGTTGCTTTCCGATAATCAACTTAAGATTGTGTTCGCTAACGAGTCTGCGGTTGAGTCGCTGCCGTCAGGCAACGACCCAGCCCGAGGTGAATCGGTATTCTTGGTAATCATTGACGAGATGGCGTTTTTGCCAAACCCAAGCGAAGCTTGGGCATCCATTGAGCCAATTGCCGATGTCGGCGGTCGTGTCATTTGTCTATCTACCGCCAACGGTGAGGGCAACATATTTCACGAGTTGTGGGTTGGTTCCCAAACAAAAACAAATAGATTTACGGGAATCTTTTTCCCTTGGTCTGCTGGCGACCGTGACGAAGAATGGTACGAAGCCAAGAAGCGTGACTTGCCTGATTGGCAAATGGCACAAGAATATCCATCTGACCCAGACGAAGCCTTTATCCGTTCTGGTCGTCCTGTGTTTGATTTGGAAGCCTTGCGCGCGTATGAGCCCGAAGAACCAAGTCGTGGTTACTTACACAAAGGAATGGGCAAGGGTGTTTATGAGTTCAGGGAAGATGGTGGTGAACTTGCTGTGTGGGAGTTCCCTGAGCGTGGTCAGGTTTATGTTATTGGTGCTGACGTTGCCGAAGGTCTAGGTCATGGCGACTTTAGTTCTGCACATGTAATCAATGTCGAAACAGGTTTGGTTGTAGCACATTGGCATGGTCATGTGGACGCAGACATATTTGGTGAAGAAGTTTTGTTTGCTTTGGGTTGGTGGTACAACCATTGTCTGATTGGTGTTGAGTCAAACAACCACGGGTTGACAACCCTGAAAGGGTTGCAACGCGTGGGATACAAGAACCTGTTTCGTCAAAGACGGTTAGGTCAGCGCAACCCTACGGTTAGCGAGACTTTGGGTTGGCGTACAACATCGGTTTCTAAACCTTTAGCCATTGACGAACTAAACGGGAACATGCGAGATGGTGCTTTGTATATTGCATGCAAAGCAACAGTTGCCGAACTACGCACTTTTATCCGTCAACAAAATGGCAAGATGCACGGTTCGCCCCATGACGACAGAGTTATGTCTTTGGCTATCTGTAACCAGATGCTTAAATATGTTTGGCTACCTGAATATCGAATTACCGTTGCCCCCAAAAAGAATACGTTTGATTGGTGGAGCCAGCACATTCTGAAAGCACCAAAAGAGGGAAGACAACCAATCGGGGCAGAAAATGTCAGAAAAGTAACGATTTAGGATTGTATTGATGCTTTCCATAACCTGCGACAACTGTTCTACAGAGTTTTATGCACCAGAATTGCCAAGGCGGGGTGCTATTTGCTTTAAATGCCACATAGGCACGGTAAATCTAGGGTTTACCTACGGCAAAGAAGACTTTCATGGACCAACCATCAAGGAACGTCAACAGAAACAGGTTGCAGATGCCAAGATAAATGGCATCAACGCCGAGCCCGTTGGCAGTCGTTGGATTTAATGCCATGCCTGAAATCTGGGTCCCGATTGTCGTTGCCGTTATTACGGGCCCGGTAGTAGTAGTCCTGAGCAAGCTACGCAAAGAAAACTCAGAACAACATGCAGAAGGTAGGGAGTTGCTGGAAGCAATAGGCATAAAGGTGGATAAGGTCGGCAGTAAGTTAGATGAACATATTGGTTGGCACAAGGGTAAAGAGGATAAATAATGGCACGAATGACTAACACGGAAATCTTAAAGAAGTATCGAGAGAAGCTGGAACAGTCACGCCGTTGGCGACAAGAAGAACGCTACGACGACCTTTGGAGTCGTCTAATTGATTTGTACCGTGGCAAACATCATCGTACCGACATCAAAGAAGACCAGTTGTTGGTAAACATTGCGTTTGCAACTATCAACGTTATTTCGCCTGCCGTATCTATTAATCACCCAAAAATTACGGTAAACGCCAAACGGCCAGAAGATGCCGATAAGGCAATTGTTACGGAAGCAATTATCAACTACTGGTGGCAACATTATGGTTGTCAAGAGCAGTTTCGCCGTGCGGTTAAAGACTTTCTTATTTGCGGACACGGGTGGGTAAAGACTGGTTATCGTTACGTTGAAGAAGAAAAAGCAAAAGACGAAACACCGAACTTTGATTCATACGATGAATTAACAACGCCTGGTCCGGAAGCCGCCGTTGAATCAGAATTAATCATTAAAGAAGATAGAGCTTTTGTTGAGCGTGTTTCTTTGTTTGACATGTATGTTGACCCAGACGCAACATCAATGGACGATATCCGTTGGATTGCACAACGCACTCGTCGTCCGCTAGAAGACGTAAAGAAAGACAAAAGATACAATGCTTCTGCGCGCGCGGACGCGGCGCCTTCGCATTATTCAAAGTGGGGACAAGACCAGTTCCGTCCACGAATGTCAACAGACAAAGATAACTCATATGTTGAGATTTGGGAATGGTATGACATTGATAAAAATACAATGTCCGTGTTTTGTGATGGCTCAGACAAGTTTCTTGTTTCGCCAACAAAAATGCCTTTCTTGTTCGGACATCCGTACACAATGTTACGCAACTACGATATACCAGATTATTTTTACCCAATGGGTGAACTAGAAGCAATTGAGCCACTACAACACGAATTGAATCTGACCCGTACACAGATGATGAACCACCGTAAACGGTTCTCTCGTAAGTGGTTATACAAAGAAACAGCATTTGATACAGATGGTCGCAATGCCCTTGAGTCGGATGAAGACAACGTAATGGTGCCAGTTGTTTCTGACGAAAGCATTAACAACGTAATTACGCCAATGCCGGCAGTAATTAACCCACCAGAGTTCTACAACCAATCACAATTGATTTCCGAGGATATTCGTTCAGTCTCTGGACTTAACGAATATCAGGGTGGTGGAATGCCAGAAATTCGTCGAACGGCAACAGAGGCGGCAATTATTCAGGACGCTGCCAATGCTCGCGTTTCGGACAAGTTGGCAATCGTCGAAAAGAGCATTGGGGAATGCGGTCGTCGTTTGATTATGCTTGCACAACAGTTTATGACTGGCGAACAGGCTGTTCGTATTGTGGGCTCGGAAGCCTCTCCAATTTGGCTGAAGTTTGACCGAGATTACATTCAAGGTGAATTTGACTTCATTGTTGAGGGTGGTTCAACTCAGCCAGTCAATGAGTCATTCCGTCGCCAGATGGCAATGCAGGTTGTGGATGCTATGGCACCGTTTGCTGGTGCTGGCATTTTGGATATGCCGAAACTTGCAACTTACGTTTTGCAATACGGTTTCGGTATTCGGGGTGCGGCGTCTTTTGTGAACGCCCAACCGATGATGCCTGTACCACCACCCGGCGCAGAACAGGGTGGTCAACCAATGCCACCAGAACAACCAATGCCACAAGGAATACCAATGCAGCAAGGTCCACCTGTTGATATGGGGCCAATGCCACCAACGGGTGGCATGGCTATGCCGTCAAATATTCCGCCACAAATTCTTGCACAATTGCTTGCGCAGGGCGCACCGCTACCAAATACTCAAGGAGCTATGTAACGGTTTTGCGTTAGGTATAGAGCAAACCGTTGGAGGACTCTATGAGTAATGATAACACCGTTGATAGTGCAATTGAAGCCCCAGTAGCAGAAACTGTTGGACAAGCAGAAGTTAGCACGGAAATAGGTGAAGCCCCCGAAGTAAGCACCGATTATTTTGCTTGGGACGAATACGCTGACAAACCTGTCAAACTAAACGTCGCTGGTGAGGAAATTGATGTTCCACTAAAGGAGGCGCTTGCTGGATACCAGCGTCAAGCGGACTATACCCGCAAGACACAGGAATTGAGTGAGCAACGGAAACAGGTGCAGTTTGGTGCTGCTTTGCAAGAAGCCTTGCAAAACGACCCAAAAAACACTTTGGAATTGTTGAAACAACATTATGGTTTAGAAGAACAGCAATCGTCGGAAGACGAACTGTTATTGGACCCAGTTGAGAAACAGTACCGACAACTAGAATCTCGAATGAAAGCATTTGAACAAGAAAAAGCAATGCGGGATTTGGAGAAGACAGTTGAGTCTCTGTCACGGAAATATGGCGACGCATTTGACGCAGATGAAGTAATTGCTAAAGCTTTGGCTACAGGCAATTCAAATCTGGAAGCCGTCTATAAACAGACAGCGTTTGACCGTATCTTTGAACAAAGTTTGACCGCATCTCAGTTAAAAGCTAAGAAGGCGGAAGAAGAACAAGCTATTGTTCAAGCGAAACGGGAAGCGACTGTTGTGTCCAAGGGCGCTTCAGCTAAAAGCGCCGACGTGTCTTCCAAGCCCGTAACCACACTTCGCGATGCTTTTGAATTGGCGAAACGCCAAATTAACGGCTAACACTAACAACAGGAGATATTACTATGGTCGCTGCCAACAGCAACTTTGATAATCTATTAACAACAACGCTTGCGAACTATCGCTCGACGTTGACCGACAACGTATTCACCGCACGTCCTTTGACTTACAAGTTGATGGAGGGTGGCCGCATTCGCATGCTTAACGGTGGTACAAAAATCGTTGAGCCTCTAATCTACGGACAGAACAGCACAGTTGGTTCGTACAGCGGATACGAGACACTCTCGCTCACACCGCAAGAAGGCATCTCAGCAGCTGAGTTTGAGTGGAAGCAATATGCAGCTTCCATCGCAATCAGCGGCATCGAAGAAGCCAAGAACAACGGTGAGCAAGAAATCATCAACCTTCTTGAAGCCAAAATCATGCAGGCTGAGGAGTCAATGCGCGAGTCATTTAACCAAATGTTCTTCGCAGACGGCACCGGCAACAGCGGAAAAGACTGGAACGGCTTGGGCAACCTTGTTGAATCAGGCAACACCGTTGGTGGCATTAACTCGAGCACCTACTCGTGGTGGCAATCAAAGGAAGACAATGACGCAGTTGCTTTGTCACTTGCTGACATGTCATCGCTTTACAACAACGTTTCAGTAGGTAACGACCACCCAGACTTGCTTCTCACAACTCAAACTTTGTTTGAGAAGTACGAAGCCTTGTTGCAACCACAGTTGCGTTACACAGACACCAAGACAGCAGATGCTGGTTTCCAGAACCTTCTGTTCAAGGCTGCTCCTGTAATGTACGATGTGCATTGCACAGCTGGTGTGTTCTACATGCTCAACACTAAGTACCTCACACTTGTAGGTCACTCAGGCAAGTGGTTCTCACAGACAGCATTCGTGTCTCCAGAAGACGTAGATGCTCGTTACGCACTTATCATGTGCTACGGTAACTTGACAGTCCGTAACCGTGCTAAGCAGGGTAAACTGACAGCCAAGACAGCCTAATAACTTTAACAATTAAGGAGAAACTACAATGCCATTAATCGCAAATGACACAGACGGTGCAGTAACACGCAAGCGTCTTGAAACTTGGGCAGCCAAGGAAGAAAAAGTAACTGTTGTTGCAGCAACTGACGCAGCAACCACACAATCAGCAGCAACACTTGCTGGAGCAGCAGAGGTCGTCTACACAATGACCCCAACTACAGGTCGTGCCCTCACGACACCAACAGGTGCTGAATTGGGTGCAGCTTTTACAGACGAAGCAGTTGGAAGTTCTTTCCGATTCTCGGTTGTGAACCTTGCAGCATCAACACACGCAATTACCCTCACGGCTGGCGCTTCTGGCGTAACGCTTGTAGGTAGTGCAACAATCGCAGCTGCTAGTTCAGCTACGTTTGTTGGTGTTTTCACCGCAGCAAATACGGTTAGCATCTACCGCAAATAGATATAATGTTTGGGTGGGGGATAAAAGCCCCCACCCAACAACTATTAAAAGGAGAAAGCAATGCCATCAGCAAAACGTAAACCAGTTCGTAAGGCGATGCGAAGCGCAGATGCTTACGGTAGCCCAGCCAGAAAACAAGGCGTAGCAAAAGGAACATACAAATCAGGTGGTTTGTACAGTTCGGGTCGTGCTATGGCAATAGCTCCAGGCACCAAGAAGCGTGCAAAGTTTCGTGATTCAGATACGAAGTTGGGTAAAACAACTTCGGCAAAAGAGCGCAACATGCCTGCTAAGCGTCAGAATGTAACATCGTACAAGCCTCGCAAGGGTGCGGATGCTTACGGTTCGCCACGCAAAAAAAATAGTCCACGATAATTAATCATGCGTGGAATGGAAGAAGCTTTTGGGATGGGCGCTGGTGCGTCTGTCCGTAAAGGCAAAACAGTAAAGCAAGTTCGCCGTGCAAGAAAACAAATTAATGCGGTAAAAAAGGCAAAAACCAAAGTAAGCACGAAACCAGAAATGCGAACAAACAATACTTCTGCCCGAAAAGCGTACATAGGTCAAAAGGTTGCAGCACCTAAAACCAACCTTTCGTCTGGTGGCAGATTTATGCAAAGCGCCGATACCCGAGAATCAGTTCGGGACGCTTATCGCAAAATCAAGAATCGTCGCAGAAGTGGTTTGACCCAAAAAAGTTAATTAATTCGTAATTTGGGGTGTGCCCCCCACCTTCCAGGGCATACCCCAAGTAACGAAAAGGACAAGTAGTGATGAAGAACGCACAATTGTCCGGTGAATATTACGGCGTACCAATACAAGGTATCCGTCCTTCCGCAGAAGTTCCAGGCTCACGCCAAGCACCACCAAGCGGTCCATATCTTGGACGCGGTAATTTTTGTGCTGCAAACGATGATACATGTACGGGTCGAAAAGCCAAAGGCACCGATTACTGCATGGGGCATCTACGAAGCAGAGGTGAATCATAATGACAATGAGCCTTGCCGATGTTCGCACTATGGTGCGAAACATCTCCGACCTTGATTCGGTAGATTTGCCAAACACCATTATTGACAATGCTGTGAAAGAAGCATTTCAGCGCATTATCGCTCTTGAGCGCCGATGGCCAAAATACCAAGAAACGTACACATTCAACACAGTTGCAAGTCAGCGACCATACACAATATCTACAATTGGCGATATTCGAGAAGTCATATCTCTCGTAGACACATCTAGCGCAGGTAGTCGTTTAACGATGATTCCCTACGACAACGCAGAAGACATTTGGTTGGGTAATACTGACGTTCCTTCCCGCCCATACTTTTACGCAATATGGGATGCACAGCTACACCTATATCCAAAGCCTGATGCCATTTATGCGATAACACTTCGCGCTTATCGGAACCCTGTTTACACTTGGTTGACGAACACATCTGAGGCAATTGACCTTGATGAGTGGTTCCATGTTTTGCTTGCATATTTTGTGTTGGCTCGTGTTTATCAGCGCCAAGAAGACCCAGAGCTTTCAGCAATGTATCTCAGGTCGTTTGAAGAAGGCGTAGCTATGGCTCGCCGTGACTTGATGAAGACCCCTAGCGCAAGACCTTTGTTGATGTCGGCTGGTAGGCAGTATCCAACTATGCGTCGTTGGCTGCAAACCCTTGGCGCAACGCTAGGTACATAATGGCTCAGATTCTTCTTGAGCGCTATGACGACTTTACTGGCGGCCTGAATCTTCGAGCCGACCAGTTCTTGCTTGCCAAAAACGAGTCGCCAGACATGCTCAATGTTGAAATTGACCCTCGTGGTGGCGTGTTTAGTCGTGGTGCAATGCAGCGTTTAAATACAACTGCTGTTGCAGGTACTTGGGCACCTGACAAACTTCATGCCTTCTATGGTGCTACGTCAACAATTATGTTGGCGAATAGCACAAAGGTTTATCGTTCTACTGGTGGAAACTTTTCTACTCTTGCCTACTCATCGGGTAACGACATTGCTACAACGAACGCGCATGGCGCGTCGTTTGCCAATTGGGGTTCAACGCTATATATCAGCACAGGAGCAACAGCAACGGCTGGATACAAATGGAATACAACAGACACATACGCAACAGCCTTAACCGCATCTGGTCCTACATGGCAAGCTTATGTAAGTCCCGTGGGTGGATACATGCCAAAAGCGGAACACAACATTGTGCATGCCAACAAAATGTTCGTAGCCAATACAAGGGAAAATGGCGTAAATTATCCTGACCGAGTGCGTTGGTCGCACGAAGGTTTGCCCGAGGATTGGATGGAAGACGACTACATTGACGTCAAGGGCGGCGGTAGTGGAATAAATGGCTTGGCTGTCGTGCAGGGTCAACTAGTTATTTTCAAAACTAATGCAATCTATTTGTTGGTTGGTACGGAATCAGACAACTTTAATGTTGTGGAATTGACAAATACTCTTGGTTGTTCTAGCCGCAACAGTATTGCCGCAGCGGAACAAGGTGTGTTTTTTTACTCAACCCCAGAGGGTTTATTTTATTACAACGGTTCTGTGGTTGAAGATGTTTTTGATGCCTTGCGCCCAATTGTGGACGACAAAGAACTTAGTGCATTGAGCACGGAACCTTATAGCGTTTCCTATGTTGGTCGTCGTGTTTGGTTGGCTTTGCCGTACGATGATACATCGTCGGCAACAGCCCCAACTGTTAATTTTGTTTTTGACCCATCACTTGGTCGTGGTGGTGCATACATGCAGTTTGCTACAGCAGACAGCAAGGGTGTTATTGGTGGCATTAACTGGACCGATTCAAACAATGACAATTTACGATTGATGATTCACCCAACACAACCGTATGTGTTGAAAGTTGATTTGTACGACGAGGAACAAGACAACATCGCGGGAACGCCTGCTGGTTTTGCTTCATACTACAGAACCGGTTGGATTGATGGCAGAACCTATGCTCAGAAGAAAATGTTCCGCCGTCCAGATATTGCTTTTAAGCAAGTTGACACACAAAGAATTGTAAACGTGAAAGTGTTTCACGATTACGAAGAATCATCTGGTTCTGAACGCAAACAATTTAATGCAACCCTTGGTGCAGCGGGTGAAGGAATGATTTGGGGTACCGACCTTTGGGGGACTGGTTTGTGGGGTAAGCAATCAGAAGGTGTTCAAATTATTAATGGTTCAAATCTTGGTTTTTGCCGTTCGGTAAGTTTATTGTTTACTGGACCACTATCGCTTGACTGGGGTTTTGACTCTATTGCAATTAAGTACAACAACCGAAAGATGACAGGATAATGCCACTTACAGTACCTTATTCATTTACCAACGGAACAGTTGCTGAAGCTGGTGAAGTTAATAGCAACTTCACCGCTATTAAAACATTTGTTGATGGTTTGGCAACTGGTGCAAACATTGACAACAATGCACTCGACTCCGATAACCTAACTGCAACTGGCGTAACTGCTGGTTCGTACACAACTGCGGATATCACCGTTGATGCTAAGGGTCGTATTACGGCCGCTTCTAGCGGCAGTAGCGTAACCGGCGATAGCGACCAGGTTGTGTTGGGTTCGCAGGTATTTGGATAATGAGAACATGGAACACTCCAATTGTCAACGCATTGAAGACGGACGACGCTATTGCGTTGCAACAAATCTTTTCTTCGTTGTCGCAGGAGATTGGTCGCATTAATGAAAAAATTGAACAGATACAAATTGAAATGGCTCAATCAAATCGCAGGGATTATCAAAGGATTAAGTAATGGCATATAATCCAGCTGAATACGAAGCTCGCAGGCGCGGGTACACGCAACAATATGGCGCAACTGGGGCCATGAATGCTTATGCTAATTTTCTTGCTCGCCAACGAGGAACTCGTGGGCGTCAAGATATGTTGCGTCAATACGAAGAAGCACAACCAAGAGTTGTAGCGGGATATTCTCGACGTGGACTCGTTGGCCCAAATGTTAAGTCAGGTATTTTTTCTCGTGGGCTACAGACCTTAGCCAAACAACGCGCTCGTAATCTTGGGGATTACGACCAGGAACAATTGGGAGAACAGCGGATGTATGACCTTGGCGAAGCGCAGCGTCTTGAGGCGTTCAAGAATCAACTTGCTGACATGGAGTCGGAAAAAGCACAAACCATTGCTAATGCTGCACGTCAGCTTTACGCAAACAGAATGGGGATGATTTAATGTCTAATATGAAAAATACAGTTGAGGAATCTGGCGTTATCCGTTGGGACCCAGCAGGCAAAGGTTTTAATCCATACACGGGTATGGAAAATGATTTTAGAACTGTTACCAGTCCAATTCCCAGCACCTACGAGAATGAGTTACGCGCGACAATAGCGCAAGGAAATCCTGAGGCATATGATTTGGCATATAAACCATCCAACGCAAATAATAATTGGTTTAAATTAGCACAAGCATTGGGTGCTTATGGTTCTGGTAGTGGTGGCGGGGACAGCGGAGCAACAAGACTTGGTTATGCCGAACTTGAATATAAGCGTCGAAAAGATGCGCAAGAGCGCCAAGACGCTCTTGCTGCATTGGGTTACGACCGTGCACAAAGCGCTCGCATTCTGGGTGGAATGGAAAACTATTACACGAGCGGTCAGTACGGCAAAGGCTTTGATGAACTGCTTAACATGATTAATCAACAGGGTGCACTCTCCGAAGGTAATGTTCGGGATGCCTATGGTCGTGCGCAAACAAACATCGGCCAGGGATACGATGTGGCATCTGGCTTGGGTACGGCTGGTTTTAATGCCCTCAACCAATATCTTGCACAAAATCAAAACAACCCCTATGCTGGCATGCAGGCAACTGCTGGAACCGCACCAGACGCTCTTACAAGCTATCTGAGCGCCTATGGTGTGTCCGACCAGCCTGTGCAGGGACAGATTCAAGCAGACCAGCTACAGGCTCAACAGGGGGCTGCAAACTATCAAAACCTTATTGATGTTCTTAGCGGTATTGCTCAGCAAGGTGCTGGTTCTCGTGGTGCCGAGTCCCAGATGGCACAGTTGTTGTTTAATACTGGTTTAGGTCAAGAACGTGCTGGTTATCAAGGACAGGCAGAGAATGCGCAAGCGCAAGCGCTTGCCGCATTACAGCAACAGTTGTTCCAGTCTAGGTTTGGTGTTCAGTCTGACCGCAATAGTTTGGCTAATCAATTGGCTCAACAAATTATTCAAGCTGGTGGCAGTTTGTCTGGTGGCACATCGGGCGATGGTGGTAAACAACCCGTAGTTCCTCCATCCTCGGTTGAACAAATATTGCAAGAGATTGCAGCTCGACAAGAGGCTGGTACGCAAACTGGCGGTCTTTCGGGCGGTATTGCCCCAGGCTTAGAAGCGTATGCGATTTAGGGTAACGAAAGGACTATAAGACGTGGACCCGCTTGAGGAATTTTATTTGCGTTTAGCGCAAATGGGCCAACTTGCTGGCAAACCTGGTTCTCAACTTAACACCGGCGATTTGGGAACTCTTTTTTCCCCAAACCTTGGACTTTTGACAGGAACATTAACGGACACAGGCCAGAGCGAAGAAGACATATACGCTTCGGTTGCGCCCAATATTTCTCGTGTTAAAAATAATCCAGATGCTGACCCGATTGCCACTTTAATAGTACAAAATCTTGAGGGTGGATTTTCATTGCCACAAACACTTATTGAACTTCGCAAAAAAGTTTCTGGTGGAGATTTGAAAGCGTATCAAGAATATGCAAAAGAAGTTAGCAAAGAAATGGGCGATGTTAAGTCTGCTCTTGGTAAAAGAAAAACCGTTGCTTCCGAAGCTGGTTTTCCCGAGCCAGGGGCACAGTACGACCCAACACCGTTGATGTCTAATATTTATTCCCGGTTGATGCAACAAGCTCAGCCAATAACACCACCAGTACCCGCTGTTGTTCCTGCATCTGAAAAGAAAAATGAAGTTGGATTTAAGGCTTTAGCTAAGACTTTAAATCCAATTGCGTTGCTTAGTAAATTGCCTATTACGCCTCGCTTAACGGTACGGCGCCCTAGTAGTGATAAAAAACGTGTGGCACAAGAAGAACAATACACAAAGGCCAACGAAGTACGGGTTAAGCTTGCCGAAAAAAAAGCAGAAGATATTAAAAATATTTTGGCTGGTGCCATGCAGAAAAACAGTCTTGCTGGTAGCCCTTTTATGGACGAGGTTATGAAGCGCACCATTATGAAAAGGTTGATAGAAAACCCTGGAGCAATTAATAAATTAACAAAACCGCAAGGGTAACTATGGCCAAACCGCCAATTAGTGAAGAAGATTTCCTAAAAGAATTGGGCAAGATTTCTGCCAAAAAACAAACCCAAACCACCACGGGTGGCTTGGGTAAAAGTCCATTGCAAAGTTATTTTGAAGCAAGGGACGCTGAGGCTGTAAAAGCAGAACAAGCGTTAGGGCTTGGGGCCAAAATTCTTAAACCAATTTTTAAAGGCATTGGCGTAATTGACGCACCAAGACGAGCCGCAATTTCTGGTGTTAGGGAAATTGTTGATGTGCTTGATAGCGACCCAGACACAAACGCAAGTCTGTCCGATTTTGTTAGACAGTCAAAAGATTTGACTTATGGTTTTGGTACTGCGTTTCCAATAAAAAATAAATGGGGTGGAAGAATCCTTGGATTTATTGGTGACGTTGCTCTCGACCCTTGGACTTATGCAACTCTTGGTGGTGCTGTACCAGCCAAGGCAAGCATCAAAGCAATAATGTCGGGTGGCAAAGTTCTTGCTGAAGGTGGCAAAACAAGAGCGCTTCTAGGTGGTATTAAATACGTAAATGGTCGTGAAGGACGACTAGCTCTTGCGAACCTTGCCAAAGGACGCATGGAGGCAATGAGTGAAGCAGGAATTAGAACATTTAGCAAAGACGAAATTGGTAAAGCTTTTAGAGACATTTCCGCTCAAGGCAAAAAAGCACTTCCTGGTTATCTGCGTGACGATTTGGGTATTCGTGGTCCAGGCATTTATTATTTTGGTTCAAGAGTAAAACTTCCTGGTTCTGGTTCGGTTGGGGCTTTGGCCGAGAACCTTATTACCGGGGCACGTTTGGGATTGGTAAAAAATCCTGCTGGCAGAAGCATAATGAAATACGTTACACCCGACGGCACATTTCAGGCTGCCTATATTGACAATCAATCCGTTTTAAGAGACAGAGTAAACCTAGCTTCGGGTACTTTAGAGAACGGTGATTTAATGACACCGCAACAAGCCCTTGACGCTGGTGTTCGTTTGCGCATGGCTCAACAGCAACGAACAATAACTGCAAAAAATAGAGAGTATGTAACACAGCAGGTTGTGAGAGTTGTGGCGGACCCAGATATGGAAGCCAACAAACTATCTATTGCTTCTGTTTTGGAAACCGAAGGTGCTCTGGAAAACGCTGATGAAGTTGTTCAAACACTTGCTGGAAAAATTAGAAATTTTTTCAACGCAAGATTTTTAGATGTTCAAAAAAGTGCAAACGAAATTTCTCCCGAGTATGCGGCAAAGTTTTCATCAAGACAAAATTACGTTCCACACATGGAGTCGGATGACGCAATTGTAGACAGATTGAAAATGGGTGAAGAAGCGTGGGATGCCAGAACTGGCGGAGCAGCCATTGATGACAGTCAAAGGTTTGCTTCTTCTTATCGAAAAAGAAGCTTGCAACCTGGAGATAATTTCTTTGGGCATACCATAGAAAATAGAGCGTACACAATTGACGAACTAAACAATATGGCTAAAAACCCCGGGACACTTTTGAACCCCAAGACAAAAGCACCATTTGAGCCATTGACTTACAACTTTTATGAAAATGACATGGTTAAGATTTTGCAAAAATACTCTGAACATTTTGCACAACAACAAGGCCATAACGCTTATGTTTTGACCGCCCTAAAAGAAGGTGGAGATTTTTTTAGAGTTCTTGCAAAAGATGCGCAATCTGACCCATTGGTTGCAATGGACACCAGCAACGCTGTTGGTGAACTTGCTTCCCGTTCAATAACTGCTGCCAATAAAGTTGCTAGCGATGCGGTGGTTGACGCAGAAACAGCTGTGCTTGCACCAACAAAACTATTGGATAATCAAAACCTTGTGAATTCAATAAATGAATTTGGTTTAACTCTAAATAAGTTAAAAGAAGTATTTGAGAATCCGCCTGAAATGCTGACAGACATTTTAGATAGATACGAAAAACTTAGGGACAAACTTATCAACAATGTGGACGCCGAGGGGATTGTTGGTGAAACTGTTGCGCAAGTACGGGCATTGGCCCGCGACTTGCAAAGAATGGTTGAAATGGGAAACTATGTTCCCAAAAGAACAACCGTTGTAAATAGTGCCGAAGTTGGTAGTCGTCTTGGTTTTGACAACGTAGTAGACAAAAAAACAATTGGCACGATACAGGGCTTAATAAAGAATACGGCAGTTGTCGATGCGGACACAATCGATAGAGCAATAGCTGTTGCCCTTAGGGATGTATTTAATGGCGTTGACAAACAGTTGTTTGCTTCCGATGAAGCAAAGTTTGGAATCATAAGGGCTTTGTTTAAGAAAGCTGAAAGATTAAAAAACTTAAGACGAGTAAATCTTAAAAAATCAAATCTACCCAAAGCCGTTATTGCTAAAGATAATTTGCGTTATGGTTTTGTTTTGCAGGACATGCAAATTTTTGGAAACATAATTAGGGGAATTGATGAGCGTATAAAACAATATGCTCAATTCAACTTTGGTCCGTCCGTATTGAGCAAACAAGAAATAGAAGACATCGTGGCAGACGTAACTTTGTCGTATGTTTTCCAATCGGAAAGAGAATTGGCTCGAGTTTCGAGAATACAAAATTTGGTTCAAAAAACCATAAACAGTCAAGACAGTTTTGAAAAAAAAGTTTCTGATATCAGGAAATTAATTCCAGATTTAGATTTGTCTTTAAACTCGGAAGAAGACCTTACATTGTTCGTACAGGTCTATCTTGGCGACGCTGTGAACGATGGTTTATTAGAGGCTCAACGCAAATTGTTGAGGCAAAGAGTTTTGGATTTAGAAAGCAATCCTTTCTCGGATTCTGTTGCTCAGACCGTCTTGGGTCGAGAACCCAAGACTGCTTTGGAAGTTAATAACGAAGTAATAAGAATTAAAAATTCAGTAGACGTAAAAGCAACAAAGATAACCACACAAAGTAAACGTACTGCTCAGTTGCGAAAATACCCTGACGGTGAACAAAAATTATTTAATAAACATTTGGAACAGTTAAAGGTTAGAAAAAAAGATATTGAAAAACGCTTACAAAAAATTCTTTTAAGGCAAACCGAAGTTAAGAAAATTCAAATAACCGAAGAAGATATTCGCACATCTATTTTTGCAAAAATTCAAAAATATATTAATAGCAGTAAGACAAACTTGGAACAATGGTTCCGTCCACAGCCAATTACAGCAACTGACGCAACGTTGTCAACCAGGTTTAGGGATTTCTTTCTTGAGTCAATGCCTCAGGTTTTGGGAAAAAATAAAAGGTATTCAAACCTTGATGATATAACACAAAAATTTGTTAATGAAAATAATCCAGCTTTTGATTTACTGGACATATTGTTAACAAAAAATCCGGATG